AAAACCACAGGTCAACTTGTTAGAGCCGATAATGCACAATATGGAAATACATTTCCAGCTGGAGCTTTCTAAATAAAACACTGAATAATAAATTATGCCCTTACCAACAATTGAAACTCCAACCTATGAGTTGAAGTTGCATTCATCAAATAAAAAAGTTAAATATAGACCTTTTCTTGTAAAAGAGGAAAAGATTCTGATTCTCGCTTTAGAATCAAAAGATGAAAGCGAGATTACAAACGCTGTAACAGACGTTTTAAAAAAATGCATTTTGACAAAGGGAGTTGATGTCGATAAACTTCCAACATTTGATATTGAGTATGTCTTTTTAAACATTCGTGCAAAGTCAATTGGTGAAGATATTAGGATGACAGTGACTTGTCCTGATGATGGAAAAACTCAAGTTCCAGTTACTCTTTATGTTGATGATATTAAAGTAATTAAACCAAAAGATCACAAAACAGATATTGTTTTGGATGATAAAATGACTCTTCGTATGAAGTACCCATCATTAAATCAATTTATTGAAAACAATTTTGCTACCGCTGATAATTCTGAGGAGGTTGTAAATAAAACTTTTAAAGTTATCGCTGACTGTATGGATACAATTTACACGGAAGAGGATGCTTGGGATGTGAATGATTACACACCCTCTGAAAGAATTGAATTTGTTGAGAAACTAAGTTCAAAACAATATAAGGAAGTTGAGAAATTTTTTGCAACAATGCCTAAATTATCTCATACCATTGAAGTTGTAAATCCAAACACAAAAGAAAAAGGTAGTGTCGTTTTGGAGGGACTAGCCGATTTTTTCGGGTAAGTATTGCAAGAGAGGATCTTGAGTCGTATTATCGAACAAATTTTGCTCTCATGCAATACCATAAATATAGCTTGACAGAACTTGAAAATATGATGCCTTGGGAAAGAGATATTTACACTTCTCTCCTAGAGCAATATATTGAAGAACAAAATCTAAAACATCAACAAGCAGAAGGAGTCAGAAAGTACGGAAATGGATGAAGAATTAGAACAACGTGGATTAACTGCAAAAAGTTTTTTTGAACAAGCGACTGAAACTCGTGAGATGGTTCAGACTGTTCAAAAAACATCTAATTCTAATTTAAGTCTTTTAAACGAGTTAAAAGAAAGAGTAAGAAAAGTAGAAGTTAAACTATTTGATGAGGAGGATAGAAGACAGAAAGAAGAGATGGAGGCGAAAGTCAAGGAGCAGAATGAAAAATCAGAGGGAGCATCTTTAGGAGATAAAGGGGGAGTAAAAGAACCAGAACAAAAAGGTCTTATGGGTCAGGTAGGAAGTTTCTTATCTAATTTTATAGGAGGTATAGTTGGAGGAGCTGTTGGTTTTACTCTTTCAGGCATAGGAGGAATGATTGGTGGTACAATAAATCTTGGAAAAAAAGCTTTAAACTTAGGAAAAAGTATTAAAGAAAAATTATTTGGAAAAAAGAAAGATAAAAAGAAAAAGGGTGGAAAGGTTAAGACTGATAAATTACTGGGTGTTGTCAGTGAGGATGATGAGGAGAAGAAAAAAGAAGATGACAAGGATCTAATTAAGAGTGAATTAAAGGAAGAATTGAAATTAGAATTAGGCATAGGTGACAAAATAAAAGAGGTGGGTGGTAAGATAAAAGAAACAGGAGGAAATATATTAGGTGGAATTAAGAAAACGTTAGGTGGTATTAAGGACACAATTAGTAATTTTGACGGAAGGCCTGGTTCAAGAAAAACTAAAGATACTAAAGGGGAGGTAATTGAAGAGGAATCTTTCTCAATACCACAAGGAAAGAAAACGAGTTTTGCAGATGCTCTATCTGGAAATAGAAATACAATTCATCAATTCTTATTTGAACAGAGAATAAAATCAATACCTCCTGGCGAGGGCTTCAATGATTTTTCTGGAAATCCAGCATATGACAGTGATGTTGATACCTTTTTAAGAGGTCTTAAAGATAGTCCTCAAGGTTATGGCATTGAAATTAATGGAGGTAGAGTATATCTTTCTAAGGAAAAGTCTGTTGATGGTGGATATACTTTTGCTAGAGATACTAAGTATGAGGGAGTCAAGTCAGATAATGAGAAGTATGGTGATACTTTTCCAAAAATGTCCTTCACAGGAAGTAAAAAGAATACTTTTTCGAGAGCTCTGTTAAACTTTGATCAAGGTGGATTTGTAAGTGGGCCTGGTGGTGAAGACAAAGTAAACGCCAAGTTAACATCTGGTGAATTTGTTATGTCTAAGGGTGCAACTCAAAAGATTGGTGTAAGTAACCTGATGGCAATGAACGAGGATGGTGGTGGAACTAATGAACCAACTCTTTCAATCGGTGGTAATGATCTTGATATGTCTATCTTTGAGAAAAAACAAACATCAGTTGGTGGTTTAGATTCATCATTTATGATTGATGGTGAAAAACAATATCTAACTCCTAGTCAAATAAAAAAACAACTCACAAAAATGAATGTTCCTTATAAGGAATTATTAAATGGAATGGTGATACCTGATGCAGCAAAAATGACAGCCGATAAAATGCCAGAATATTATCAAAAGATGAAGACAGTTATATCTGAGACAGTTCCCGATGAAAAGATGAAAGAGAAAATGGTGGGTGAATTGGACAAATTTATGACAAATCTTGCTGGTGGAGGAGATTTTAGAGACACTTCTCAAATCGAGGCTGAGATGAATAGATATATCCCAGGCACGATAGAGAATCTTGGACTTCAAATAACTGAATCAGCTAACAAATACAAACCTGAGAAAAAAGGTTTGTTCCAAACACAAAACTACAATGAGGGTGGTTTAGTTGGATCAAGTATTGCACCAATCATAGAAAGTAAAAATGAAAGTGGTGAAATGGAACTAATACAAAATCTTTCTCAATTGGTAGAGGGGAATAGTCAAAATATTAACGTTATTCAGGCACAAAATCAATCAATGAGTCCACCAAATAAGAGTCCTCAAACCACTGTACCAGCTGAACCCTCTAATACTACACTTACTGGATTACAAGATACAGATGCTCCAATACCTTTTGCAGTGCTCTTGAGACAAAATGCTCAAAGATATCTGAATCTTGGTAACAATGCGATGGTGGTTTCATAATGGCTGAAACCAAATTTAAATTTAAAAAATGTGAACTACTCCCTAATGAGGGATCATCTTTAGATGAAAATTATAATATAATTGGTGGTGGCCCTATCGTTGATTATTATGAAAGTATTGATAGTCCAACTATATCAATGAATCTTACATTCATCGATGTTGACCAAGTGATAGGTAGAAAAGGAATTTCTGGTGGGGAATATGTTAATCTAACAGTTGAAGTTGATGGTTTTGATGATTTTAAACTCACTCAAAAGAAACACAATCTGATGTTAAACTCTGTGAGAAACATCATAACAGAGACAAATAAACAGGTTGCAACTTTAGAATTTGTCTCAGTTGAATCTATCATAAATGAAACTGCAAGACTCAATAAAAAATTTACAGGTAATGTTTCACAAACTGTTTCTGAATTACTTGTTAGTTATAAAAAAGGTATTCAAACAAAGAAAAAATTAGATAAACATGATGCTGCTAATTCTTACTCATTTATAGGTAATTTAAAAAGGCCCTTTGACACAGTGCAATGGTTATGTCCAAAGTCACAATCATCCGCTAAGAATTTTGGATTTTTATTTTATGAAAATTTTGATGGTTATCACTTTAAATCAATTGAAAAATTATTAGAACAGGAACCAAGTTTTACATATACATATACAGACAAACCATACGATCAGGATGCTGGTGCTTTTAAAATATTACAGAACAAGATGGTTCAAACTAATGATATTGGAATGAATTTAAGAAAGGGGATGTATGCGAACCGAACTATATACATTGACATTGAAAATCAGACGAAAAATATAGTTGATTTTAAAATTAGTGATTTTGATTTGAAGAGACCACCAAAACTATTGAATGGTATTGAAGATTCTCCAACTCGATTAATGCTTCGAGTCAATGACTTTGGAGTCGCACAAAAGGGGTCAAAAAAGAAGGATGTGCAACTAGAAAGTGAGCTTGCCGTTTATCAAAATAAATCTTATATTAGGAATAACTTACTATTTTCACAATCGTTTAAAATATCAACTTCACTTAATCCTGATTTAAGAGTCGGTCAGGTAATTGAAATTAAATTACCTGTCAAAAAAGGAGATGGAGAATCTAAAACAGATTCTTACGGAAGTGAGAGAACAAATGACCCTAGTGGTAAATACTTAATATCAGGATTGAGACAAATAATAGGTGGACAAAAAAGTGAAACACAACTCACGTTAATTCGTGATGTATTTTCTGCTTAAATAAAAGAAACAGGAGAATCAAATGAAATCAATCGAAGATCACATTGAATATGACAAAAAAATTGCTGACGATCCACAAGCGAATCCAGCAGCAAGAAGACATGCAAAAGAAGAGTTGCATGAGTTAGAAGAATATATAGATCATCATAAAGACGAAATTGAAGCAGGCGATCATCATGATCCTAATGCACTTGAACTATTTTGTGATCAACACCCAGATGAACCTGAGTGTCTAATATATGACGATTAATTAGATGTCATCAACTAACTTTATAGGAAGAGACCCAATGCAATGGTGGATCGGTCAAGTTACCGATCCAGATAAAGGAGAGTGGGGTGATTCTTATGAAAAAAAGCAAGCTGAAGATGGAGAAGATATTTACTCTCTTAGATGTCGTGTTCGCATCGTAGGATATCATGGTAATGACGTTGATTTACCAGATAAGGATCTACCGTTAGCACATGTTCTTTTACCATCAAACACATCTACAACTGGTGGTTGTGGTAAAACACTACAATATCAAGGTGGAGAAGTTGTAGTTGGATTTTTCTTTGATGGTGAAGATGGACAACAACCAGTGATATTCGGAACTTTATTTAAACAACCCTTTATTAGAGATGGGTTAAAGAATAGTGAATTTGATTCAAAGAAACAGATTGATTTTGTTCCATACACTCCACCAAAAGTTAGACAGAGAGCTGGTAAACAAAGATTTTTCTCAGAGTCACCTTGGCCTGGCCAAATGACGCCTGGCGAACTATTAAAGTCAATCGCAACAAAACAGAAAGAGGCATCTACAAATATTACTATTGACAATCCCACAGCTTGCGAAGATAATGAAATATCAAAAATTAGTAATGCAATAAAAGATTTTACTCGTAAATTAGAAACCTTTCAACAATTAAATGAAACTTCTTCATATGTTGATCCAATTTACGGTGGTATTATTGATATAAAATCAGAACTTAGACTTACATCATTAAAAATTCATAATTCAACAACAAAATTAGTTCGTCGTGCTAGATCATGGTTAATACAGGATACTTTAGATAAATTAAATTTAACACTTGAGGAAAAAACACCAAAGACATTACAAGCACCTGTAGGACAGGCAACTAAATCCCTTACTGACGTTATTTTTTGTAATATTGAAAAGATACAGGAACAACTAAAAGATTATCTTTCCAAAAGTTTAGAAAATATGATCGGTCAAGTTTTAGATGTTCCTGTTTGTGGTGTTGAAAATTTTTTAGGTGATATGTTTGGTCAGATCAATAATATTATAGACACAACAATGGGAGATCTATTTGGACAGTTGAATAATATTCAAGGTGGTGGTATTGCACTTCCTAGTGAAACATTTTCAAAAGCAATTAAGTTTGCAAATATCATTACAAATGTTCTTGATTGTGATAGATTGAATTGCCCAGAACCACAATCATTTAACGCTAAAAATGGTGTTTCAAAATCAGTAGAAGATACTTTTGATAATATAATCGACAAAGTAGGATTAGATAGACTCACAAGTTTTGCTGATGATCTTGATAAAGCAATTCCAGCAGCACCAGATGCACCAAATTGTCAAACTAATGTTCTTAAATGTGGCCCGCCAAGAGTTGACTTTATAGGTAGTAGTGGAGAAGGTGCATCAGGAAGCGCTATCATTAACGCTGTAGGACAGATTATTGGTGTTGCGATCAATGGGCCAGGATTTGGATTTAAAGAACCACCTTTACTTTCATTCTTTGATAGTTGTGACAAGGGTTCTGGAGCTGGAGGTTACGCTAGACTTAATGAAGATGGTTCAATTGCAGATGTTGTAATCACAGACCCAGGCTCAGGTTTCTTACCAAATACAACTGAAACTGATCTTGATGGGAATGTAAAAGAATTAATTCCAGATCCGAATGCAAATTATGATGGAGAACAGTCATTTGTAACATCTTTAGATGATGTTGTTGTTGAAAATACAGGTTTTGGATATGATGATAATGATACAGCCTCAGTGAGTGGTGGATCTGTTGCTTCTGCTGGTGACAGTGTAGGTCAAGCGGAAGTAGAATTGAAAATTCAAGATGGTTTGATTGTTGGTGTGAATGTCGTGAATGGTGGGTTTGGATTTACTAAACTTCCAGAGATCACGATAAATAGTGACACTGGAGCTGGTGCTAAATTACTACCAGTTCTCAAATTCACTAAAGTTGATGACGCATCTCAACTTGCTCAGATAACTCAAGATGCTGTTGTAACCGTAATTAGTTGTATCGAAAAATAAAATGTCAAAAGCTCCAAATGACGGCCAAAATTTAGAAAGAGATGTACATCTAAGGTATTGCACTCAAAGTGGACAGAGCAGCATACATGGTGACACTTTGTATGAAGTTCAAACACAGGAAGCACAGTCCTTTGCTTTTCACTCTGGAACTGGTCAAGGTGGTTCTGGTGGTGGGCCTGGCACAGGTAAAGCAGTTTTATATACGCCAGGATTATCAATGGAAGTCCTTGGTGAGGGTTTAAAGGTTAGAGATGCTGGTGATGTTTCTATGCTTCCAGCAAAAATTATAAAATGTAAAAGAGGTGACATAATAATTGAAGCTGAAAACGGAGACATAACACTAAGAGGGAGAAATATTCATATCGATTCCACTGGTGGTGGACAAGACGGACAACTTAATATGAAAGCCACTAGACTTGCAACTATTGATTCCCCTGATGTTCGACTTCAAGGTGAAAAGATATTGATAAAAACAGATAATACATGTAATATAATAAGTAGAGGATTCTTAGAATTAAAATCTGGTTTTACACTGTCATCTACTTTTGCTGATATACAGTTTGGAACCATGGCTCAAGTTTTAAAATCAGCAACCACAATTTCACCTCCAACACTATAATGAACATTGCAAAAACTCAAACAGATAAAATTGTTGTTGGAACAAATGATGTATCTTACGTTCCACCTGATATTTCCCCAACTGGAACTGCTGTTTTAAATGGCCCTGTCTATGTTGGGAAGACTGCTGCATCGCCAGGTTATCAGGCTTTATTAAACATAACATCAAACTCTGCACAACAGAATCCACTTAATATTCAACCAGATTGTAGGGCAAGGTTAGCAATGAAATCTGATGGTAATCTAACCGTCGCTGGTGATGGTAAGACTCCTAATGCTTTACTCATATCTGGTGGTTCATCTGTTGATACTATTCATGTTGAAGGTGATATGTTTGTGAGTGGTGCAGTTGATTGTGGTAATAAAGGAAAACTTGCATCTAGATTTGCGACTGCTGATGCAAAACCAAAACCATTTGATTTGGAACATCCAACGAAAGGAAAAGGTCATCGTCTTCGTCATGCCTGTATTGAAGGCCCAGAGGTTGCAGTTTATTGTCGTGGTAGATTAAAAGAGTCGAATGTAATTCATTTACCTGATTACTGGAAAGATTTAGTTCATGAAGATAGTATCACTGTTCAGTTGCAACCAATTGGATCAAATCAAAATCTTGTGATTCAAGAGTTTAATAATGAATTCATTGTCATTGCAGAGGATTCAACTAACACTGATTTGATTACTGATTTATCGACCATTGATTGTTTCTATCATGTATATGGCGAAAGAAAAGATATCAATCCTTTGATAGTTGAGTATGAGGGCAACAGTTGGGAGGATTATCCAGATCCAAACTATAATCCAAATAAGGTTGATTCTGATGAAAAAACTTATACTGACCCTCGATTTGCTGGCCCGCCTAATACTTACACCTCTTGAAAAAATTAATTTATATTGAGGATAATTTTATTTCACCAAGTCAGTGTCAGGAAATTATCAATTATACTAATGAATCTCTTGGAATCATGACTGCTGTGGGTCACAGTGAGGATACTATTCCAACCTTTGAACCACAAGAGGATTATTATGATTTTGCTGAACATCATGCAAGACAAGATGAAATATTAGATGATGCTAATTATCAAGGCCATGCTGACTTTTTAAATACAAAGGAAGAAACTTCAGAGTTTTACACTAAAGTTGTTGATAAAGTCACTCGTGTTTGCAAATCATTTGATGATAGAGCTAATCCAGATTATGTGGGTGTCATAAGATGGTCGCCAGGAACTTTTATGAAACCACACTATGATAGTTCTGCAAAAGAAGGCATTTATGACTTGTTTGCTGCACTTCTTTATTTAAATGATGACTTTGAAGGTGGTTATACTGGGTTTAAAGATTTTGAAGTGAAACCCAAAACTGGTAAATTATTAATTTTTTCTAATTCTCAATACAAACATCATGTAACTAGAGTGATAGGTAGAGATCGTTATGCTCTTTCTTTCTGGTATAACAGTTCTATAGATACTCATCAATCTGTTTAAAGATTGGTTCCCAATCTATTTTACGCCGAAGAACTACCGCTATATCATCAATCTCTTGATGACTTAGTTCTTTACCTTGAGAAGATGCTCTTCTTTCAACCATTTCATTAAGGTTGATTCTTAGAATATTGCAATCATAGATTGCATATTGATTTAGAGGAGATGCCATTGAGAAATGATATATATTAGATATTTATTTCGTATTATTTCGTTGAATAAATAAACTTAGACAGAATCTGTAATTAGAGAAAAATAGGATGCCCCTTTCAAGACTGGAGAATTTTCTAAAGAATATACAAGGTAACGTCATCTACGTTGATCCCAATGAATTG